TGGGGGTCAAGGGTGAGGACACCGTGGCTTTCAAGGTCCTGGCCGATGAGCTGGTCAGGTCGTATTCCGTGTTCTCTCGCTACTATTTCACCCTTGAGGGACGGAGGCCGATCATTGCCGACTTCCACCTCGTGTGGATACGCGCAATCATCATTGCCTATGCCACTGGGGGCAAGCAGTTGATCCTCTCGCCACCCCGTCACGGGAAATCTGAGATGCTGGTGCGTTTCTGTACGTGGCTCATTGTCATGTTCCCCAATATCAGAATCATGTGGGTTGCAGCCAACAGTGACGTTGCCAAGCTCATGTTGGGCTCTGTCAAGGATCATCTTGTCAACAACGAGCGCCTGATACACGATTCGCTCCCACCCGGAGAGGTTTTCAAGCCCGCAAGGGACTCCGGTAAGCCTTGGAGCCAGAAAGAGATAAAGGTCAACCAACAGTCGTGGGTTGGTCAGAAATCAAGCTCCATGCTCGCCCTCGGGCGTACTTCCAAGATTTTGAGCCGAGATGTTGATCTACTCATCGTTGATGACCTTGAGGACCTTGACACGACCCGTGAAGCATCCCAGCGCGAATACAGCCGTCAGAAGTTCGCTGAGATCGGTACTCGTAAGGAAGAACGCACCGGATGGGTGAATATCTGTTCCAGACAGCATCCTGACGATATTCCCAACCATCTCATGAAACTCGACGGTACATTGCTCTCGTGGCGCACAATCACCAATTCTGCACACTCTGAGGACTGTGACCTTGACCCAGACGAAATTACAGGTCATGATGAGAACGGATGTGTCCTGTTCCCCGCCGTGCGGTCCTACCGATGGCTGTCCGAGAAAAGGCTGGAGATGGAAGCCTTGGGGATTGCAGGGGCATATGAAATGCGATACCTGAATCGTCCGATTCCCGAGACAGGTATCGTATTCGACATTCAAGCCATCAGGGAGAACGCCCTTGACCGCAACCGTGGGATTGGCCTCGGGGAGCCAATCGACGAGAACGATCCTGACAGTGTTTCCTCTCTGCTGCCGCTGGGCCGCTTGGTTGCAGGGCTCGACCCCTCTGCTCGTGGTGTACAGGCTGCATTCCTGTGGCACTACCGTGATGACGTTCTTTCAATGGTCGATATCGAGACTCAGGAGGCAGGAGGCTTTGCTGGCGCTCATCGCATCATGGAGAAATGGCACGATGAGTACGAACTCACGAACTGGTACTACGAGGCCAATGCCCAACAGATCGAGTTCTTCAGGGACCCACGCACCAAGGAACTCGCAACGCGACTCGGCATCTCAATCAAGCCGTATTACACAGGTCGCAACAAGCAGGACCCAGAGCTTGGTATTTCGTCAATGGCTCCGTGGTACCACTCAGGCAAGATCAGATTGCCCTTTGGGTCGCCCGAAGCACGTCACAAGACCAACATGTTGCTTAGACAGCTTGAGTTGTGGACAACTGATGGTGTGAAGTCCAAGAGGAGCCTCACAGACATAAAGATGGCATCATGGTTCCCATTCCCCACCATTGTGAAGTGGGGCAATCAGGACAATGATGTAACCATGCAGCTGGCTGAGGAGTCCTCATATCCCGGCTACGGACAGATATCAACCGCCCCTTGGGGCTACACCGGCTATCCGGGGAGTTAGAAGTGACCAAAGAACTGTTCGTACCCAAGACCCGCCACAAAGAGTGGGGCACCTATTTTGATGACCTGCTGGGCAAGAAGCCACCCACACCAGAGGAAGTAAACTCACTCGCAATGAGAATGGAAATCAACGCTCGTCCGGGGTCATGCGTGTATGTTTCACGCCAAGAACTGACTCGTATGCAGTCGGTTGTGGCGTTATGGCAGAGGTACGAGGAAGTAAGTCCACAAGTACACGTACTGGTCGATGATACGCTCAAGCCGGGAACCGTGGAGGTGAGGTATGCCAAAGCATAAAATGATGGACGCAATCGACGTTATCGACCGTGCCCAAATACTCAAGGGAATGCACTCAACCGATGACCGTCAGCGCATCCGCGCGGTGATGAATGGTGGAGCAGAGGGAGTACAGGCCGTACTCGCAAGGGGTGGCCCCGGTGCACCCATAAGGACTCAGGGACCCGGAACAGGCAAGGGTGCCGACACGTCACTGGGTATCGACCTGCCAACAGCCAACATCATGTTCTCGGGACTTGAGCGCCTCGCACAGAAGATCGGTCGCCCGCCCGTTCTCAAGACTGACATGATTCCCACCAAGGACACCGACAAGGCACGCAAGAAAGCTGAGAAGCGTGCGCGCATCGTGAACGCATGGGACGATATCTCTCGCATCGAGATGCAGTATCCACAGATCGGGCGGTGGCTCCCCGGATACGGGTTCACCCTCCACATCATCAAGGAACGCACATTCGGTGACACCACCTATCCTGTTGCCGAGCTTCGTGACCCATACGATGTGTACCCCGGCACATGGGGTGTTGACCAGCAGCCATCAGAGGTTGCGGTATTCAGGAGTGTCAGCCAGAAGGAACTGATGTACGTGTACCCCTCAGCACTGTCGGGAATCAAGAAACGTATGGCAACGCAGCGTTCGGGTGTACCGATCATTGGTGAGACAGCGGGATGGGAGGGGAACCCACACAGCCCTGTCACCCTGATTGAGTACTACAACCATCACGGTTGTTACATCGTGTGCCCTGAGATAGAGAAGATTCTCTCGTTCATCCCGAACCCACTCGAATCTGGCCCATCGTTCGTGATGACGAAACGGTTCTCCTTCGACAAGCTCCAGTCCCAGTACCACCATGTGTTCGGACTCATGGCAATGATGGCCAAGCTCAACATCTTGGGTCTCATTGGTGTGGAGGACTCCACATTCCGTGAAACGAACATCATCGGGGACATGGTTGGAAAGACCTATGAAAGGGGTCGCTTTGCCGTCAACAAGTTCGAGCCGGGAACAAAGATCGAGAAACCAACATCTGACCAACTCCAACAGGTCTGGCAGGCAGTGGGGGTCATTGAACGACAGTTCAGGGTGGTGGCAGGTTACGATGTTGCACAGGACGGACAGAGCCCCCAGAACTTCGCTACGGGCCAAGGGATACGTGAGTTGGGTTCTGCTGCTGCCGAAAATGTGAAGGAGTACCAGACAGCCATCAAGCACTCGATGGAACTCATCGACCGCAAGAGGTTGGAATGGGAGGAGAAGATGCATCCCACATCTCGTAAGAAGGTGTACTGGTTCGAGGGAGGCACCCAATTCGAGGAGCACTATGTCCCGAACGTCGATATCGACAAGGATTACCGGACAAAGCGCATATACGGCGCAATGGCCACCTTCGATGAGAACTCAAAGATCGTGGCGGGCCTACAACTCGTCCAAGCCCGCATCATGGACAAACGCACCATGCGCGAGAACATGGACGGATTTGAGAATCCATCCCTCATGGAGGAGCGCATAGATCAGGACATGGCCAAAGAGATGCTGATGCAGGGATTGGGTCAGAGGTTCGGGGAGAGGGACCAAGCTGCTGGGATGGCACTGGTCGAGATATTCGACAAGCCGGGGGAGGCAGGCACGACCCTCAAGAAGATGTTCACTGCCCAAGACCCACAGATGTCTCCCGAGGAGATGGCAATGGCACAGGGTGGTGAAGGTGTAGAGGGTGGACCTCCACCGGCAGTCCAGACTATCCTCGCACAGATGGAGGCAGAGGGTGGTGGAGTACAGAGTGTCGGCCAGATGACCTAGAACTCATCTCAGTCGGTTAGCGACGCTAACCACATAGAACAATGGAGAGATAATGCCAGCAGGAATAATCGCAACCACCGCCCCATTCTGTCGTTCGTGCGGATGGGACTTCATAGGGGCACCGAACAGGGATTCAGATTCGCAATGTGACTCATGTGGAGATTTAATCACAGAGTCTTATGGACTCGATGGCGATCCTGTTGCCGTTGTTGCCACAGGCGGGTCGCTTGATGTTTCGTTTGCGTGGACAGACAACCCCGGAGCAGACACGACTGACTTTCGCCATCAAACCGATGGTGGAGCGTGGACGACAATCGTGAGCGATACATCGCCAGCGGTTATCGTTGCAGCCGAAGATGAAATTGTGAACGGACAAGTGCGTTCGGTTATCGCTGGTTTTGCTGGTCTATGGGGTGTGGCTGACTCTGATGTAGCAGCGGCGTGACATGGCAAACGGACATGGGGGACAACGTACCCCTGCCAAACCAGCAGCAGTTTCGAGTCCCGGTTCGGGC